ATAATTGCCATTACGATAATCAATTGCATTCATTATCTCATGTATATTAACTTTATGTACTGCTGATGCTTTTTTCTTTGCTGGCATAATACTATTTAAAACCAAATCTTGTTAAGGTCAAGTACTTCAGGAACCTTTGTTGACTCTTTGAGAAAAAATGTACAAGGAGATCCTTTACCAGAGTTCAATGGTACAGTCAAAATATGACCAAACTTTAATTTAGGAACATACCATTTTACTTCTTGGTATACATTTACAATTTCTACCGGAACCCAATTTGCCTTATACCCAGTTACTGGATTAAACTCAAATGCATTAAAGCCTCTGTCATTCAAACTCATTATATTTACAATCTCAGGTTCTCCGTGATCTGGTTCTCCTATAATTAGACTCCAGTCTAATGGCATTTTAATTTCAGCTTCTCCAATCCTTAGCACGGCGGCTGGGCAAGAAAAACTTTCTAAGAATACCAAAGGTATAAAGAGATAGTCTACATCCTGGGCATTGCTATAATCTAATACACTATACCTTAAATCTCCGTCTACTTCAGTTGGAAGTCTATCTAAATCATATGTTTCATTGTCTACTGTTAAAATGTTCATTAATATTTTACCTTCTGTGTTTCGTGTGGGTAATTTGCTTCGTCGTAAAACTTCTTTCGTTTTCCTAGATGCCTTTTTGAGAACTTTGCATTGCTAGTAATATCCCATATCTGTACAAAGTCCTTGTCTTCTGCTTTTCTTATACCTCTACCTATACTTTGAATAGTTCTTACAAAGCTCTTACCCGGTTCTACTAATACTAGGTTAAAAATACGAGGTATATTAATGCCTACACTTGCAACTCCGTATGTTGCAACAATAATCTTATTGTCTAGTGTCTGCACTTCATTATATTCTGCTTTACGATCTTTACTTTTCATTGATCCAGATACAAATACACAATCAGGTAGCATTTCTTCTAGCATCTGACCTGTTTTAATCCGATCTACTAATATCAACGTATTTCCTGTATCACTAATCGTATCCATCTTCTTTGCTATCTCTGTCATACGTTCCTTGTTAGTAGTAAGAAACGACAGTTCTTCTTGATAGTTATTATATTCAACACTATCTTGATATTGCAATATCTTAACATTGCAATTTGACAGAACACCTTTATCTTGAAGTTCGCTTGCCTGTAGCCTATGTAATACTCCACCTAGGCTACAAATTAAACTAATATATTCGTGTTCTTCTTTAGGTATTGTACCTGTTAAACCCCACCTAATAGGAATATTTGCAAAAGGACCTGTTAGCATTGTACGAAGTACATCTGCTTTTGCCATGTGTACTTCGTCTACCATAACACAAATTAAATCATCTGTTAAGATATCAATACTAACATTACTCTTACCATCTTTATATCTTTTAATTAAAGAATTTATGCTTTGCCATGTAGCAATAACATGTTTATGATTTGCATCCTTTTCATCACCAAAAAATACACCAACATCTAAACCTAAATTAATATAATCTTCTTGAGTCTGCTTAACTAAATCTTTGTTAGGTACAATTACCAACGTTCTACCGTAAGGCTCGCACATTAAGCTCAATGCGGCTGTCATTAATGTCTTACCTGCACCTGTTGCTATTTCTTGTACACCATGCGGGTTAGCAAGGAACCTATTAATACATTCTATCTGGTAATCTCTAAGTTTAATAGATTGTCCTTCTGCAACATGTCCTTTAGGCCAAGTAATGCCAGAAAAAGTGTCTTCGGTAACTTGCTCAAACTCGAAACTATGTTTAATTCTGTTATCAACAAGCTCAACACTCCAGCCTTCGTTATCTAATATAGGTAAAACTCGATCAAGCAAATTCAAATACGTTGATCCTGCGGCTGTAAAAAATCCAATCTTACCATCCCATCTTCCTAGCCTGTAGGCTGGTACATGATATGCATAAGGCAACATATATTTTAATTTTGCTTCACACGATCGTCGAGTACTCGGCGATAGCTCGTGAAAACGAACGTTTACCTCATCTCTTATTTCTAATGTACATATTCCTGACATATTAATAGTATACTTTCAAACGACTTAAAAGTCAATGTTCTTGTTTACCGAATTAAAAAGGTACCCTCCCGAAGGAGGGTACTAATAGGTGCCACCACGCGAATGTCAACACCTATATTCTTTATAGGCAAGCCTTTGTTGCCATATTCAATGACTGCAAATCTACATCTTCGAATATAGACTTACCTTTAACCGAAGTACCTACAATCCTCATTCTACTCTTACCAATATAAGTGGTAGACGGGATCATAATAAATCCAGTATCACGTTCTAGCACCGTAGAAGTCTGCTTTGGTAGTGCCGGATTACTATCTAAACGTATCTGATAACTTACAATTCCATTGGTTTTTGTGTTAACATAAACCATACTAGGATTTGCAGTAATATGTTTTCGCTTAACCGAGGTAACTTTACAATAAGAAGAATCGGACATCGAATCAGTAGCGACTACAGTTTTCCAAACCTTATCCTTGTACTTTACCTCCATTTTCTCAGCCGCACTAGCACCTGTACTTACAAGGGCTAGTGTAGCAATAGTTAAAAGTGATTTCTTAAACATTTATACCTCCTTTAGAAGCTTCGTTTCATTACTGTGGTTTCTGCAAGCCTTTTCCATTTACCATCTATACCAGTCATCTTGCAAAGGTCTGCAACCTTAATCACTGTACGAAGTGAAAGCTCACGGAGCCTGTCCTGGTTGGTTTCAACATAATCATAAATGATTTTGTTTTCTTCTTCTGAGAAGTTGTATGAGTTAAGCATACCATCTCTCATTATTTGCTTGATACGAAGCATCTTGTCATATGCTGAATCAAGTGTAAGATCCAAATAGTGACAACGTGACTCAAGAGCACTAAGGTGATCTTTAAGTTTTGCACTTCGTACATTATCAAATTTAATGTTAGTAATAAAGATAGCACTACCTTTAAATTCAAAACGATCTGGAACACCTTCACGACGTAACATTGCAGAATCTGTATTCCAGCAAATAATACGTTTCTTAGAACTATCCAAAGCCGCTTTAAGAATGTTCAAGGACAAATCGTCCATTAAAACACTATCACAGTCATCAAATACTAGCACATTACCAGCACCTGAATACTGATACAATTTACAATACAAACCGATCGGACTCATTGCACCTTTAACAACCTCAAAACGAGGAGCCATATTTGCAATTTTATCAAACATAGCCGCTTTTTCAAGAGTACGTTCAACACCAAAAGACTTACCAACACCTGGAGGTCCTACAACAATCATTGCACGAACTGTACCTTCAATAGCGGCATCAGTCATATCTTCTAGAATCTCAAAACGTTCTGCAATTTCTTCTAAACGTTTTGCATCATATTCTGCATCATGTACTTCTTTAATAGGAGTATCATCCTTGTTAAATGCTTCACCAGCATTAGCAGGAGTAATATCTTCCATGCTTTTAACTTTAACACGGATTTGTTTATCTGCAAACTCACCAAAGGAGTCATCTGCAACGACAGTTACATAACCGCCTTTTTCGTTGTAATCTGCTACCAATTGCAGTACCTTGTTATGTACTGTAAAAGTGCGATACTTACCATTTGTAATTTTTATAAAAGCTGACATTAATTTTCCTTCGTTTCGCGTGGTTGAACTCTTATTGTACTTACAGTATAAGACAAAACGGACCAAAGGTCAACCTTTATTTTGTCTTTTTTGTAACTTTTTTTTATTACTGTATGTACCATCTGTTTCCTCATTGTCTATACAGTATAAGACAAAAGGACCATAAGGTCAACCTTTTTATGGACCACTAAGTCATTGATTTTAAACGATTTTGAAAAAAAGATTTGTGTTATTATTCAATGACTTAACGTAATTCCACATCTTCTAGTCCAGCAACCCGTAATTTAGTAATATTATTGATCTGAAACGACTTTGCATCTAAGGCTTTTGTAAGTCCTATGAACTTATTCCTCAACAATGCAAATTCATTGATGAGATTCTCCATCTGTGCTACTTCTGGCTCCCCATCTGTGTACTTTTCTGCGTCTCGACTGCTTAATGTACGGTTGTAATGCTCTGTAAACTGCCTAAATTTAGCAGATCGTACTTTCCTAAGCTCAATATTCAAATGTTCGAGAATTGCTTCAATTTCTTGTAGCTGATTAAACCTCCATTCTACCTGTCCTGGCATTTCCCTACTTGCTTTTTCGAGACTTCCGTTCATTTTTAGCTCTTTACGGGCTTCAGCTATCTCATTCTCAAAATGCCCTATGCAATTTGGTAAATGTGTGATATCTGACTGAACTTTTCTATACCATGTACTCATTTAGTAGTCCTCTTCTTCAAAATCCTCATCATCTTCGCCTAGTAATTCATTTAATGCATGATTAATTTCTGTTCCTGCTTCGTTTAGTTCTTCTCTATGAATTTCTAGGTTAATATACTCTTCTGAAACTCGTA